TTCAACTAATAATTGATTATCATTAGTTGGATTTAAATCAATGTTCATAATGTTACCTTTGTTAATGTTTAAAAGATTATATAATCTATAGTAGCATAGATTAATATAAATGTAAAGCCCTTGTTACAATTTGTTTCATTCACTCTTATAATAAAACTCTGAACCCTTCTCAACATACTCCATTGAGTATCCTGAAACCTCGCAAATTCTTTTGGTGAATATGTGCATAGCTACAGCAGCACCTATCATAGATGGATTTAGTTTGTCTAATGTATCTGCTAACTTAGCTTCGATTGTAATTAACTCATCTTTCATTTCATCATACAATCTTTGAGCCTCATCAGATGTTATCTTATCTGCTATCTTCTTGATTTTCTTAGCTTTTTTTATATCAACTACATTACTCATAGTGTTACCCCTTTAGTATGTATTATGAATTACTTGTAGTGCTGCTACGATAGGGTTCTCTGCTAGTCTAGCTACCCCTGCATCGAAACAATACCATCCAGAACCATCATGGAAGACTAGTAAATCAGCTATCTCACTACCGTCATCTAGCACCTTGACAGTAGCAGTCTCATCATTGAGAAGTTTATAACTCCCATTGTACCCATGATCACTCCAAAATTTCTCAGTACCTACTGTCAATAGTGATTCACCACCCGACCAGTTAGCATGATTATATTTTATTGTATGTCTAATATCACTCATACATTATCACCTCTAAATATAGTTTGTTTGATTGTAGGATGTAACCCTTTTAAATATTTAGTATAACATCTAGAACAATAATACTTATCATCACGGTACACTACAACATTCTTTTTATCACAACTTGCACACTCTAATTCATCAATCATTATCCCACCATATTTATTCTAGCATAGCCTAGTTCGTTTATATCCTTTAAGACTTTACCCATTGATTTTCCATGTGCTACATAGGCTATGGTGTGTGTATCTTTATTCCAACATTCCCTACACGATCCACATTTACCATCATTCTCATATGCCCTACATACTACATGACTCTTATCTACATTCACCCCAGTATGATCGCTAGAGAATACATCGTCAGTATCTTTCGGTAGTATTGTACTACTAGTCTTGATACTATTCAATCGCCATGTACTGAAATTCACTTTCTTACCTTGAACAGAATCACTTGACAGTCTAACCACTACATTATCTAGTCGATTCATACGCTCAATTACAGCTTTAAACTTACTAAACTTGTATTGCCTCGTGGGTAGCCAATGCTTAACCCATTGAGTACGCTCCATAACTTGATAGATTTTCTCTGCTAGTTTGATATGATACATATCACCACTATCAAACCATCGAAAGTATCTATGATTATCCAACTCAGACACCATATCATCTACCCATTCATCACGTTTCCAATCTTCTTGATTATGGATTCGCGGTGCTTTGACGTTAGGAAATCTATAGTTCCCACCTCTAGCATAGCATCCCTTACACGCATCGACTAAGCTACCATCCTGTTTTCTAGCAGCAGGACATGTAGTCAATGCTTGTAGACTCCATGAATGACAGCCGAGTTTACTTGTTTTAGATATTTTAATCATACTATGATCTCTGAAAATTAAAATAATTGTTTGGTAATCCAGAATGATTAACAAAAATATCACCATGATATAAACCATGATCTACAATTTTATCAAGACTATGTATCTTTCTGAATACACTTGGATATTCTCTACCACCAAACATATTCTCAGCACCTTGATACCAGTATGTCACTGGAAATTTACCATCTTTACGCTGTTTACCTACTGTAATTTTTTTCATTATGTTTCCTTATCCATTTATTTATATCAAATTTTAATGGCCGTGTATAACAAGCAGCCGGTTTAATTAATTTTTGTTTGCACATATTCCTATACCTTTAAACTTGTAAGTATAATACCACGTTTAAAATATTTGTCAAGTACTTTTTAAACTTTTTTTACCCATACTCTAGTGTACTTACCATGACTAATTTTCTTCTTTAGTCCAATTTTAGAGTCATTGATATTAACTATATCAATATATTTCTCATGCGATCCACTAAAATAATTAGTGCGTATCTCTGCTAGTCGCCATCTAAAATCCAGATGGGTTAAGAATATCTTTAGATAAAACATATATTTCACCTCAATTATTTTGATGGACATATAAATCTATGTCCGTTTATACTCTTTTTAAGATACTTTCTAACGCTTTTGTATGATATTTCACTTTTGCGTAATCCATTGGGCATCCAACATAGACCTTTTCGAGTAGAACTGTGGCCACGCTTCCACATTTCATTAGTACAATAGTGCATTTTTAATCTATATCGACCTATCATATATTTTACCTCTCTTTTCTTAAAAGTGCTATTTTGCATCCTCTCTTTAAAAAAGAACTATTCTGAGCTTCACCTTGATTCATATAGGTCATAATTATTTCACCTATCTCATCTAAGACGCAGTAAGTCGCTCCATATAGCGGGTAATTTTTACCCACCCATTTTATACTATACATAGATTTTACCTGTATTATTGGTTTCCATAGTCCAAGTCCGTTTGGATTCGGCCAGTTACCATCTGGCACTCATCAGTATGGTGGTGTAACTTAGGCGTAGTATATTTCAAACTCGCCTTGATCATTTCTGCGTACTCGCTGATTCGGCAGACTTCTCTCACTATTGATACTGTGAAATTTTACAGTGCTCAGTATGTGTCGCTTAGACCAGTCTTTTTTGATGCTACTTGACTGGGGCTTTTTGTATACCCTTTTAAGTGCTAGGTTCATATTGTTCCCTTTAAGTTTTAAGTGTCAATCATAATATACTAAGAAATAATTTTTGTCAAGCTTTTTTTGAAATTATTTTTTAGTTCGTTTTTCCTTTTAAGTAATCATTTGAAACTGTCAACCATAATAAACTATTCTGGGAATTTGTCAACAAGTAAATTGTAACAAGATGAAACAAAATATATATACATTTATATGCACACACATATGCGAATAGCATAAATCCGCAACAATGTCAAGAGAAAAAAAATAAAATTTTTACTTGACAATCTATGAAAATACTATATACTTATATAGTCTAATAAAAATAGGAGGTATAATTATAGAAGTGATTGAATTATAAAGCTTTCCAGAGTCTTTAAAGATTACTACATAACTTCAAAAGTCTTTGGAATTTTCTGTAAACTAGTCTTGACTTTTAAAGTCTTTGAAGTTTTCAGAGTCTTTGATGCCAAAAGATGATGGAGTCTTGACAAAGTCTTTGAAGTATAGTAGGCTAGGCAGGAGGCCATGCCCCTCACCCCCTATATATACTAAATCATATACATTTTCAGAGGGTTTGGTTGTTAACTAGTTTGATGCGGAACTACAAAGTCTCTGATAGACTTTAGTGGGGAGGGAGGTTACAGATATATATATGCACCCCGGTGGGCTACATAATACTATTATACACTTGAAAATCCATTTTGTCAAGTACTTTCGTATTACGTTACAATTTATTACAATTTAAATAAGATTTTACTTGACAGAATGCTCAAACAGGTGTATAATATATAAAATGATAAAAGAATTAACAACTAAACAACAAGACTTTCTGGACAATCTTATGACTACGGGAGGTGATCTACGGAAGGCTGCGGAGCTTTCTGGTTATGCTAAGAACGGGCATTGGCAAGTCGCTAAAGCGTTGAAGCACGAGATCATCGAAATGGCCTCCAGTATCTTAGCACAGTCTGCTCCGAAAGCTGCTATGAAGCTTGTGAATATTATGGACTCTGATGAGCCTATACCTCAAGCTAATGTTAGAATGCAAGCAGCCCAGACAATACTAGACCGAACAGGTCTTGGCAAAAAAGAAAGTTTAGATGTTAATCATAAAGTAGAGGGTGGTTTATTCATACTCCCTGCCAAAGAAGAGATTATAATAGATGTACAAGCAGAGGACGAGTAGCACTATACCTTTTGGGTATGAGCTAGATTCTGATAACAGAACTTTAAAGCCTGTCCAAGATGAGTTAGATGCTATAAAGATTGTAGCTGAACTAATAAAGAAGAGTGGTCTTTCTCTACGAGAAGGTAGTGAGTGGGTTACTTATAAGACAGGAAGATCAATAAGTCACGTTGGGTTAAAGAAGATTATAGAAAATGGAAGATTGGACAAAGAATCCACAGAACTACCTGACTGATGAAGACGGGAACTTCATACTTAAAAAGGATGGTACTCCCCGTAAAAAGACCGGAAGGCCCAAAGGGGCTAAAGGTAGAGGCTATAACTACCACTCTGAAACTAAAGCAAAGATTAAAGCAAGACGAGCTATACGAACTAAAGAAAAGAAAACAGAACAACTTAAACAAAGATTAAATTCTAAACGAGATTCATTAAATGCTTCTAAAGAAACTTTAAAGAAGCTAGAAAAAGCAACAACTAATAAAGTTGTTACCGAAGATATACTAGATAAAGTACCTAAAGCTCTAAAGAAAGAAGTCGATGACAATGTTATATTCAAGCCTAATGATGGGCCACAGACAGACTTCTTAGCAGCACCAGAACGAGATGTACTTTATGGTGGTGCAGCAGGTGGTGGAAAGTCTTATGCTATGCTTATTGACCCACTACGCTTTGCACATAGAGCAGCGCATAGAGCATTAATACTTAGAAGGTCTATGCCTGAACTACGAGAGCTTATAGATAAAAGTAGGGAACTTTACCCCAAAGCATTTCCGGGGTGTAAGTACAAAGAAGTTGAAAAGCTTTGGAACTTCCCAAGCGGAGCCAAAGTAGAGTTCGGCTTCTTAGAGCGAGATGCCGATGTCTATCGGTATCAAGGCCAAGCTTATTCTTGGATTGGTTTTGACGAGATCACTCATTTACCTACTGAGTTTGGATGGAATTATCTCGCTTCTCGCCTAAGAACGACCGACCCTGATATTACACCATATATGAGGTGTACAGCTAATCCGGGCGGTGTGGGTGCAACATGGGTAAAGAAAAGATATATTGATCCACATCCACCCAATGAGTCGTTTGTAGGTGAAGATAAGTTAAGTAGAAAGTTTATTCCTGCTAGATTAGATGATAACCCTTATTTAGCAGAAGATGGTAGGTACGAAGAAATGCTGAAAGCATTACCGCCTACTCAACGCAGACAGTTACTAGAAGGTAATTGGGATGTTAATGAAGGAGCAGCCTTTACTGAGTTTGAACACGATGTTCATGTAATTACTCCTTTTGAAATTCCTCTTACTTGGGAACGTACAAAAGGCATAGACTATGGTTATG